CCCCGTCTTGGGTGTGACTGTGAGTGAGGATGAGTGGGAAATTTTAGAATAGGGAAAGAAAGTTTGCCAGATTCTGGTCGGGCTGCCCCTCTTGTATATATACAGCGACACAGCTGATGAGGAGAAACACTATGGAAAAACCACGTATTCATTTTGAAGTCTGGCGTGACAATGTATCTGATGCGGTCTTTGGATTTAGGCCATCCCCCAGCATAGCTGCGGAATACATTCGTCTAGCCATCGACAGGTCTGACAGCTACGTGTCGATGACGCTTGCCGGTGAGAGGGTTGAGGAGATTGGCTCAATCTTTCACAAGGGGATGCACAGCTACATTAAGTCTGGCTGTCAGTCATTCAGTCTTGGTGAGAACTTGATCGACATGTTCACCAACACCAGCCTGAAGAACGTGCAGTCTGACGATATCAAGCTACCGTACGACGGTTTCTATATCGCCCTGCCGAGAGGCACGATGCGGATATGGGGCGGGAGGCGCACGGGCTACCATGACGTTATGGGTCTGTATGTCTTTCGAATCATAACCCATGGCAGGGGCCCCGGCTTTACTGTCTTTGCCTGCGGTGAGGCCAACAAGCATTCGGTTGCACCTGATGATGACGCTTGCTCTTACGTCGCCATGAGCTTTGATGAGATAAGCTGTGAGGGTAGTGCGGAGCGCGCCCTTGATGCCATGCTTAGAGAGAGCTTGGCGACAACTGCACCATATATGTACGAGGACGGGTCTGACCTTTCGGAGGAGCGAGGCATCGCTCTGCGGGAAGCCAGGCATCGCATGCGCGAGCAGGACAATAGGAATAAGTTCCGTGAACTGGCGGAGCTGCCCAACACCCCGAGCTATATGCCAGAGGGCCTGCCCCCTCGTTCGGTTGAGTCCATGAAGATGGAGAACGCAAAGAACACGGTGAAGATGATGCGCATTGCTCTCAACACCATGCTCTATCTGAACTCGCCCAAGCGAGAGATCACAAGAGACGAGCAGTCCTTCTCGCACATGGCCGCCATCGAAACCCTCACCGGGAGGTTCATCGAAGACCGTGGCAAGCAGTCAAAGATGGAGAGGCTGGCCACTAAGATCAGCAAGAAGCGAGCTACCCATCTGCACTACATAGCACCCACCCTTGAGGCCGACATGTCTGAGCCAGGCGAAGGTAGCAAGAGACAGCGGCACTGGGTCCGTGGTTTCTGGAACTTCTACTGGTGTGGCAAGGGTCGTTGGCGACGTGAGCCCCGGTGGCTCATGCCCAGGCTGCGTGGCGAGGGCGATGAGCCCGAGGAGACACGGCATTACGAGGTTCAGGAGTAGCGGGCCGACTCGTCATCCCAGTCTTCAATAGGGATATCAAACTCTCTCTTGATGCGGATGGCTTGGCGGATTGTTGCGCACCTGCGACCAGCCAAGAGGTGAGCCAGTTGCTCAGGGGATATCTCTAGCGAGGCGGCTACCTTCTTCTTGGTGCAACCTGTCTTGTCCATGTGTGCTTGTACTTTTTGTTTCAGTTTTCTTGCGGCAGTCTTCATAGTTCTGTCGTACCACTGTTGCACAATAGGTGCAACGTGATAAGTGTTCTCAACCAGGGGAAAAACATGCTTCATACAGCTTCGAGTCTCAGTGCATACCAGCGCTGTCCTCGCTTCTATCAACACAGATACCTAGATGAATGGACATCTGCCCAGCCGGCCAAGCCGTTGCTTGTTGGCACCGTATTCCATGCGGGCAGCGAGGCGTTTTGGAATGGTGCTGATCTCTCAGGCATGCGGGATGCCGCCCGGTCTGCGATGCAGGAACACAGTGATTGGTGGCGCGACCAAGACTTGGAGAAGGCTAAGCTAGATGCATACCTCCGAGGGTACTACACACACAGGCGCAGCTACCGAGACAAGTACGACGTGATTGATGTTGAACGCGAGTGGTCGAGCGGACCAATGGCAGGGAAGATGGATCTTGTTCTACGGGGCAAGGATGATGGTCGCATCTATGTCGTTGACCATAAGACGAGTGGGGCCAAGGAGGTGGAGAACCCTGCTTCCCCCTTCTGGACCAAGCTAACCTTTGACACCCAGATAGCTACCTATACGGTGGCGGCCCGCTACCTGTATGACCTGGATTATTTTCCGAGCTTCATCTACGACGTGGTTCGTAAGACATCGAGCAAGCCTGCGATGAAGAAGCGTATCTCAAGAAGGAAATCGGAGACTGAATTCCAGTATCAGGTACGCAAGGCTGGTAACACGGAGACAGCTCGCGAGTACCAAGACAGGATCGCAAGAGAGTACGAGGGGGATGAGTCTCGGTTTATGTGGCGAGCTATCCCTATGACATCAGACACCCTGCTTACCCGTGTGTCTGAGTTGAAGGGGCTCATGAAATCTATCGATGAGTTCCCTATTGAATTTGAACAGATGCCCCGTAATCAAAACGGATGCATCACCAAGTACGGGCTGTGTGACTTCTTTCCTATCTGCTCAGGCAAAGAGGGGTTTGAAGGTAGTGACAGGTTCGTAAAGAAACAAGCTCATTCAGAGCTGACTGAGGAGGTGAAGTCATGAGTGACTACACAATGGTGCGTGAGCATCTATTCACGCTGGACCAACAGGCCGAGGTTCGGCCCCGTCGTCCAGCACTGGGTATCATCGGAGACCCAGGTGTTGGCAAGACCACGTTCGCTGCGGATGCGCCGAACGTTGTCATGATTATGACAGAGCAGGGTGCTGACGGTGTACCCGTTCGAAGACTGCCAGTGCGTGGCAAGTGTGAGACTTGGGCTGAGGTTTTAGCTGCTGTCGATCACGTTATTGCAAACCCTGACGGTGTTGACTGGCTTGCCCTGGACACACTGAGCCAGGCATGTGAGCTAGCTGCTACTCATGTCTGCGAGCGTGACTACAACGGCAACTGGTCACCGAAGAAGGGTACCGAGTGCTACCTCTCTTTCCGCCAGGGTGCTGAGACCACGAAGAAGGAGGTGCAGGGGTTGCTTGCCCGTCTTGATGAGCTTCGGGATCTAGGCATAGGCATCATGCTTCTTTGCCACACGGGCCTTGCCCGCCAGGCTAACGCTCTCGGTAACGACTTCATGTCGTTTGTTGGGCGGATGGAGAAGCAGAGCTGGGACGCTGTCATCTCGTGGTGCGACCAGGTTGGTCACGCCTGTCGTGATGAGCGTGTCATTCAGCGACAAGGGGAGACCAAGTACAAGGCTGTGGCTATTTCGTCAGAGCGCTGGCTTGTCTTCGACGATGGCCCAGGCAGAGAGACCAAGTCACGGGCTGGCTACGACATGCCTGCTCGCATTGGCCTGAGCTTTAACGAGTACCAGGGCTACCTGCACAGTGATCCGATTGGTCGAGTCATTGAGCAGATCATCGAGGCGTTGTCTCGTGCCAAGGACGAGCACCGTGTTGCGGTTCTCTCTCGCCTTGGTGCGGATGCAACACCTGATTCATTGCGCCCCCTTGGGCCACAGAAACTACGGCAGTGCCTTAATTGGCTGCTTACGAAAGAGGAGAGTTGAGCTATGGGAATGCAGTACAACCCAAAAGATGTGAGTGGTGGCGGTATTTCGCCAGGGGATTATCCTTTCCGCGTATCGAGCGCTATTGAGGAAAAGTATGGGACAGGGAACAGGGGTCTGACCTTGGTGCTGGAGGTGTTCACACCCAGCAAGGCGATCGATGTCACCGAGAGAATTGTCTACGTGCCTAAGGCTCTGTTCAAGATGAAGCAGCTGGCCAAGTGCCTGGGGTTTGACTTCGACAACCCGCCTGACGCTAAGACCCTGCCCGACAACAAGGGTGTGGTCACCTTGCGCAAGGACAGGCAAGGAAAGTGGCTTGAGGTTGAGGCGTTTATTGAGAACCCGGCTGCGGTGTTCAAGCCATCCAGCGCAGGGTCCAAGGTAGCGGCCCCCGTTGCCGAAGAAGAAGTGCCGTTCTAATATTAATCTGGCGGGCATCCCATCCCTTGGTTGTCCGGGCGTAGTTGGTAGTGTTTCTCCGCCCGGTTTTGGGGTGTCCGCCTCTCCTCCCCGAGGCAATAGCAATGTGGATTAAATGCCATGAGGCGTTAACGGATAACCGCAAGGTGCGCCGCACATCCCGTGCGCTTGGGGTCTGTGAGCCTCAGGTCATTGGGCACCTTGTCACGCTCTGGATTAACACGATGCGTCACGCCCCAACGGGCGAGCTTATTGACTGGGACTCCGATGATGTCGCATACTACGCCAGCTGGGCGGGGGATGCGGACGTGTTCACGTCGGCACTCATTGAGTTCGGTTGGCTTCGTAGGGGTGCTTGTCTCACTGTTAATGACTGGAATGAGCACAACTCATCTGACCTCTCCCGCATCAGGGAACAGAACAGAGAGAGACAGCGCCGGTTCCGAGAGCGCAAATCCAACGCCACCAGCACAGAGGATAACGTTACCGTAACGTTACCCGCCGTTACGCAAGACGTTAGCCCTGATGTTCTGGCTGTCTTCGAGCACTATCGTAGCTACCACCCACGCGCCCATAAGAAACCACACAGCAAGATGCGTGAGTGGTCGAAGATACGAGCCCGCCTAGCAGAGGGCTGCACCGTAGATGACTTGAAGCTAGCCATCGACGGGTGCCACCGTAGCCCCTTTCACATGGGCGAGAACGACAACAACCGCAAGTACGACTCACTTGAGCTGATCGTGAGGGATGGGTCTAAGGTCCAGAGCTTTATTGAGCTGGCTCAGGAGGACAAGCCTGTCCTGGCCCAGAAGACAAGCAAGACTATACGAGCTGCCCAGAGTTGGGTGGAGAAAGGTACATCATGATTGACGCAGAGAGACAAGAGTTCGCCACCATCATGGCTGCCCTATGCGCAGCGTTTAACAAGGAGCTGGACGAGCCCACCCTTCAGGCCTACTGGATGGCGTGTGAGGACATGCCTCTGTCTGAGTTCAGGATAGGCGCTACGAGATGCATGCGGGAGATGGAGTACTTGCCAAAGCCGGGGCACATACGCCGCTCAGGGGGCGCCCTAACGCCGGAGAGCAGGTGTGTGTTGGCCTTTGAGGTGATGAGTCGCACGGTATCAGAGCAGGGTGCGTACGCATCTGTCTGTTTCGATGACCCACTCATCAACGCCACCATCAGAAACATGGGTGGATGGCTGGAGATATGCAACTCGCCAGCGGACAAGTTCAATGGTTTAATTAGGCGAGACTTTGAGAGGATCTACAGGGCCCTCTTAGAGTCGGGGATAAGGGAAGAGTCGGGTCGCTACCTGGCGGGGATTCACGAGAGAGACAACATTAACTTCTCTCCCTCATCGGTAGCTCAAATCGAGTCGGGCATGCCGCCCGCTCACAAATTACTGGGGGGTAAGAGTGGAAGCGATAGAGCTGGTTATCTTGGGGCTGCCCGTGAGCCAGAAGAACCAGAAGAGAATATGTCGAACGAGGGACGGGAAGCCATTCATCGCCTCATCAAAGAAAGTTTCAGTATGGAAGAAGGCAGCTGAGATTCAGGTGAGGGAGCAGTGGGGTGACCGCAAGACGATAGACGGTGGGATTGAGTTAACCGTCCATGTCCGATCTTTCCTCGGCCCAAGGCAAAAGATAGACGCGGACAATCTAGCAGCCGCCCCGCTAGACATCTTAGAGAAAAGCGGGGTGATTGCCAATGACTACTGGGTGCGGCGCGTCATAAGCGAGAGGCATCGGGACGTGGACAATCCCAGGATTGAGCTGACGATAACAGTGTTCGATGAGAAGACATATCACTGAGACGCCGGGTCCGTATTGGTCCCGGTAGTGGTCCCGGCACGTTGATCGTCCGTGTCGGGGCCGCTTCTAAACAATTGCGCACAGGTACTGACCGCACATGAAATACAAACCTAGCGCGGCCATGGGTATTTGTCCCAGCGGGCCATGGGCTTGTCCACCTCACCCCGCGTATCGATATGAACAAAGGTTCCGTAGAGGCCGAGCCCGTATTTTAAATTCTCAAAGCGCCGAGCCACACTCTCAAGCGTGACGTATAGCTTGAGGATGTGCTCGCCGTGCCTTTTCGATGCGTCAGAGTACGTGATGTCTGCCGCCAAGCATCGGCCATCCTCTTGAGCGAGGTGCATCGAGTCGGACACACCACCAACCTCAGCATTATGAGACAAGCAGCGGTAGGAGCTGTTCACCCTGAGTGGTCCCAGCTGAGCCCTGGCTGCATCCAGGATTGAGACAAGCGTCTGGCTTGGCGCGGTCTTCCGACAGCACGGGCATTCAAACTCAGCTGCCTTGAAGTATTTCCCTATCTCACTCACTCACCACCTCCACTTCAATCCCGCTGTAGCCTGCCAATCCAGTGCCTCATTCATCTCTATACCGACATCAGCGAAAGCGCTCAGTCCTTCAGCAATCTCGCCACTAACTCTCGCAAAGGCCTCGGCCCCCACTTCAGAATTAGAAGCGCCGAGAACACGTAGGCCGACGTCAAGAGCACTGTCAGACGAGTGGTGCCCCGTGACGGCATCCATCAATCCTCTGCCGGCTTTCCCACGGAAGACACAGCCTCCGC